TCCTTTGTGTTCTGACTCGCATCCTAATCGTGGAGATGCAGGGGGTGTTCAAGACAACCTGCATTCTGGCGCATTGTCGGACGCTACCCTGAAAACAGGATTAACCCTCTTCCGTCAGCAAAAGGATGAAAGCGGAAAGCAGATTCTCGCTCGTCCGAAAAAGCTTATTATTCATCAATCCAAGCAATTTTTGGCGGCTACTATCCTGCAATCTACTCTGCAATCCGGAACTCCTAATAACGACAAGAACGTCCTTCCGGCCCTTGAAATTGTTGATCTCGACTTTATGTCTTCTACTACTGCATGGTTCTTACAGGGTTCTCGCCATGGATTGGTGCATTATTTCCGTGTTAAACCTGAGTTTATCCGAGAAAAGGAAATGCGCCAGAACGGTAGTTGGGTGTGGAATGGATACTTTAGACATAGCACGAGTGTAGAAAATTGGCGCATGTTTTTAGGATCGCCGGGAACCTGATAAGATAACATTGTAGGAAATCCTGGAGCTTAATAAGTAGCAAAAATAGGAGGGGCTTATTCCCCTCCTTCTCAATGGATCATTTATCGAAAGATATTCAAAATATAGTTGGACAAATGACCCATTACGTTCGAGGCGGTGAAACGATGACCACTAAATATCCTGCTGCAATAGATACATTTACAACTAAAATTGACTACGTTAGCCCTATTATCGCAAAAGATATGAATGACGTTCAGGACGCTATTGTAGCGGTTGAAACTCTTCTAACTCATACTGTCGAGGAAGTAGGAAATATATCCACTACTAGAGCTACTAATGTTCAAATCGTAATCGGAGCGACATCAATTAACATCTTCAGGGACGGAGAACAAGAGTCGTGGGTGGCAACAAGGGATTCACGCGATAGGTTTTCAACTCTAACAAGGGGAGAAAGCACAATAAGTATAACTTACCCTCCGGAGGTGTGATCTGTGGTTGGAAAAGATTGGGAAGACGGATTCTTTATGGGAATAGCGGTAGGGAGTACAGCGGAAACATCAAGTGATGATACTACAGCTTATGTTCCTCCATCGGATTGGATAAATATAGACAATTGCGATGCTGGTAATATCAATTTATTAGTTGCGGATACATCGATAGCGACATACGCGTTTGTTTGCACTACGTCCTCTGGTCAATATCATGTAGATTGGGGAGATGGAACAAGTTCGAATGTGGATGGTGGATCAACAGCTCAACATACTTATGCTATTGGAACAGGACAAGTTTGCAGTAGGGGATATACTACTTTTAAGGTAGTCATAAGTCCGGTAATTGGAAATCTGTTATCCTTTAAAGTAACTAATCACTCGTTGGCAAATTCCCCACAGACGTATGGTATATTAGCTTGCAAATGTGGAGCAATCTATATTGCGTCTTTATCTAATGCCTTTTATGGAAGTACAAATCCGGTAGTTAAATGCACATCATTAGAGTGGTTTAAGACCTCTGGAACATTAGTATCCTGTCTGAATACAACTAGTATGCTTGGGTATTGCTCATCGTTGCAAGACGTAGACTTATCGGGGTTTACCTCAGTAACCAATGCCACGGATATGTTTGCTTACTGTTACTCTATACTAGATATTGACATAAGCCCCATGGTTTCCTTGGTTAATATTTATCAAACATTTTCCAATTGTAGTGCATTACAAACCTTAAACGCAAAGGGATTAGCCAACATAACAACTATAGGTAGCACATTTCTCAATTGTCAATCTTTGAAGAATGTAGATATGAGCGGCATGACGAGCCTACAGTCAACTACGCGAATGTTTGAAAACTGCCGTTCGTTAAAAAGCGTTTCCATGGATGGTTTATCTTCCGTTTCAACTTCCGATTATATGTTTAGCGGGTGCAATTCTCTTCTAGAGGCAGATCTAAGCTCTATGACATCTCTTTATAATGCTTCATCGATGTTTTATTATTGTTATGCATTAAAAAAAGTAAACCTATCTGGCCTTGGAAAATTATTTTACGCTAACGCCATGTTTGGCAGTTGTTTTTCGTTACCAGATGCCGACCTAAGCTATATGGCATCATTGGGTCGTACCCCAGGAATGTTCTTGAATTGTTATAACCTACAGAGCGTTAATCTATCCGGACTTAATAAGATTACAGATTCTCAACAGATGTTCGACCACTGCTTTGCGATTCAATACGCAGATATAAGCGATATGATATTAGTAAATACAGCTAGTTCTATGTTTGCTTATTGCTATTCCTTACAATCTATTAGCTCGAACGGTTTTTCTACCAGTGCTACATCACTGGTTGCGGATAAAATGTTTTCGTTTTGCGAGCAACTAGCAACTATTGATTTATCGAGTGCCAAGTTGACGTATTTTGAAGCTAATGGTTCATCTGGATTCGTAACTAAGCTTACAAGTTTCATCTTTCATTCATCTAGTACGTTTGCGTATTCGAGTATTACGCAGACACTAAACTTATCGTATACAAGTCTTTCTAATACAGCTATAGACGCTATATTTACAGCTTTACCAAACGTTGTATCCAAAACGGTAAACATCACAGGATCAACAGGGGCGGCAACATGCACTAGGTCAATTGCTACAGCTAAAGGGTGGACGGTCACTGGTTAAGAAACTAATAAAGGTGGTGATAATATGCCTACATATGGTGCGGATATAGCAAGCGAAGAAATAAACATAACGGACGGAACTACTCTTCTTGATGCGCTTAATAAACTCATTAGCGATACGGTACTATGGTCTGATGCTGTTAAGTGGTTTAATGATGGCATTAACGAGTTAGCTAATTATCTTGAGATTGAAACGAAAAGTCAAATTACAACAACTGCTGGAACTCTTAATTATCCAATACCTCTTGACTGCATATCTATTTACAAGGCAGATTTATCTTTCGACACATGGGGAACGGATATTATCCTATATGTAGATCCGGGTGATAGCTCATTTAATATTTACTACTATCGAAAACCTTTGTACTTAAAATATGTTACTGATGTTCCGACAGATGTTCCAAGTACATCACATTATGCGTTGGTCCTTTACGCAGCTATGAGGTATATGCAATCTGAGGATGATTTTGATCAGGCAAGGGAATTCGAGAAGTCCTTTGAAAAGAAAAAGAACTTGATGATTGATCAAATACAAGGTAAGGTCTATCCGTCATTTCCAACGGTGGTGTGGTGATGTCTGAGAAGTTACTATACGAGGTTAAGGATATGTCTGGAGGCTTGAACGTTGGCACCAGACCTCATTTAATTAGAGATAATGAAGTTCAGGATTGTCAAAACATTGACTTATTACCGGGCCAGGCGGCAACGTGTGATGGATACGGATTGTTAAATTCCTTGTCGGCAGAAAGAATCTATAACTATGCTAAGAGAGACGGAACAGTTCAACTTGTCCAGCAAGTAGCAGATAAATTATATATTGATGGAACCTTAGTGAAGTCCGGCATTGTCGGGCTTCTTTCTTTTGAGACGTATCAGAATTTATTATTTTGCACTAACATTGAAACATCTTTTATTTGGAACGGGCTTATATCGGTATGGGGAATAGAAAAGCCTGGGACAACCTGTACAGCAACGGTGTCAGGTGATGCTGGATTACCAAATGAGGGACGTTCGTATTACGTAACTTTTGTTAACGATCGAGGTCAAGAAAGTAATCCTTCTCCTGCTTCCAATACTGTCTCTCCTTCGTTAAAAAAGGTTGACCTAACAGATATACCAACTGGTGAATCAAATACCGCCAAACGGAGGATATACGCCTCTGCTACCATTGGCAGCACAACAGGAACATGGTTACTCGTCGAGATAGCGGATAACACAACAACAACGTATACCGACAATATGGCAGGGAGTTCTCTTATTATTGGTAATGCTTTAGAGACTGATAATGATCCACCTACTAAGTCTAGTTATATCTTAGAGCATAAGAATCGGCTGTTCTTGGCACAGGGTTCCTTCCTTTACTTCTCCAAGCTGAATAAGCCAGAATCATTCCCTTTGTCTAACTACATCCCCTGTAATGATGGAGGGGATAGGATCACGGGAATAAAAGTTTTAAATGATTGGATTGTAATCTTAAAGGAACGTTCAATTCAAATGCTCTCCGTAGAAGGAGAATCGTCTTCGTGGAAGTTTAAGACGATTAATGATAGTCGGGGGTGCCCTTACCCTGAAACTATTCAACTCTTGGACAATAATATAATTTTCATGGGCGTTGATAACCTGTATCAGATTCAACCAACTTTGGTTCAGGACGAGAGAAGCATAGTCCCAGTTGGTACGAGGATTGAAAGCCTTCTGGTCAATGAGTCATCCCCCATCAGTGTTGACCATGATGGAAGGTATTGGCTAAAGATCGGTAAGTTAATCATAATATACGATTATAGAAGGAATTACTTCACGAAGTATGTCTTCCCTGATGTTCCGAAGTCCTTTTGTGTGACAACTTTGAATAAACTTATTTTTGGCACAATCAAGGGAACTATGCAGTACGGAATGAGTAAAAACTTTAACGGCGTAGCAATTAGCTCATTTGTTGTTGGTAAGGACTTCGATATGGGTAGTCGTAGTAGAATGAAAAAAATCAGGAAGATATTTGTTTATTATCGCAAGGAGACTGTTAGTGATAGTATGTATGTCCAATTCGGTACGGACAAGGTTGGTTATGGAGATAAATTAACAATAGGACTAGCTAATGGGTACATGGAATGGGGTCCTAATAGCCTGTGGGGTAGACTATGGGGAGGACAATCGTCTCCGGGTCAAGAGTCTCAAACAATATTTCAGAAAGATAATTACTTTAGAGTGAAGATGGGAAGCGATTCTATTCCTTCTCAGTTTTACGGGTTTGGAATTATCTACAAAATAAAACGAATTAGGTAGGTGGCATAACCTTGGCAATGATACAAAATATAACCAGAGCTAATAACTTCGTTAATGGTACGCCTGCTGACGCTGAAGCTGTAGATGCTGACTTTGATGCACTCTACGAAAAGTTGTCTGAAATATTATATGCGTTTAGTAGCGCGTCGATAGGGGAAAGCATTGCTGAAAAGATGAATTGTGCCCCGATTGACGGACTTATTGACGGTACTATTTACGAAAAGCTGGCTGACATTAAAAGCCAGCTTGGCATTGCGGTTACAGGTACGATACCCAATTCAAGCCTAGAAGCAACTAAGCTAGTTATTGAGCTACAAAGATTCCTTAAAAGCACGCGCAAGGAAAATGCAAACACCATGGCTGTCCACGATAAAAACGGACTAGCTATCCCAGGTACGAATAATATTTATGACTTATTAGATAATACGAACTCGTATTCTTGTGGTAAGCTAGATGCTACAAAGACCATGACAACTATTGCATTGAGCGTTGGAGCTACCAGTATAACAGTGGATGACGCGACCGGAATCGTAGTTAATAATGAGTACACTATTCAGCAATCCGATAAGATGCAAAGTTTTATAGTAACCTCAGTATCTGGAAAAGTACTCACCGTCCCTGCATTAGTAAATCCGTTCGGAGTCGGTGCTATTGTGTATCGATCCAACGTTATACTCGATCAAGGAAGAATGGTATTCGGAACCGTGAGGAGCGCAAATTTCCCTGTCAAGATAACTGACCCATCATTACTTCCTGCAGGGACAGTCAATGGGGTTGCCTATTCTCCTGATGGTAAGTGGCTTGCTGTAGCCAGTGGTTCAACTCCATATCTAATTCTCTATAAAAGAACAGGAGATGTATTCCTAAAACAGCCAGACCTTGATGGAAAACCAACGTCTGATTGTTACTGCGTTGCTTTCTCGAAAAATGGAAAATACTTCACAGTTGGAACTAGTGGTTCAACGACTTCTCATTATAAAATATCAGGTGATGTATTTACTAAGCTCACTCGACCTGTATCTTATCCTGCAGGAACAGTATATGGTGCTGACTACTCAGAGGACGGAACATATCTAGCCCTTTCCCAATCCTCATCCCCGTATTTGGTAATCTATAAAATAGACGATGTTGTTTTTACTAAGCTTGCTGACCCTGAGACTAAACCAACTGCGACATGCCACGGCATTAAATTTTCTCATAATGGAATTTATCTTGCCGTATCATCGGACGCATCACCTTATGTGTTGGTTTATAAGAGAACCGGAGATGTTTTTGATAAGATTAGTAATCCGTCATCATTACCAACTGGTGATGGTAACGCATTATCATGGGGTAAGAACGATGAGTATTTAGCGGTAGCGCACGAAGTAACTCCGTTCGTTACGATTTACAAAAGGACATCAGACACTTTTGCCAAACTAGCTAACCCATCAGTCCTGCCCACTGGAAATGCGTTCGGTGCGGACTTTAGTAAGGATGGCAGCTACCTAGCGATAGCTCACGCGGTTACTCCTTTTGTCACGATGTATGACAGGCTAAATGATACGTTCTCTGCCCTCCCTAACCCAATTTCTCTACCAGCAGACGATGCGAAGTGCGTTACATTTGGCCTTGATGATTCGTTTCTAACAATTGGTCATGATACTAATCCCTATATATCAACGTATAAATGCGGAACAAAGGTTGCTAATATTGATGTTCGGTATAACGTAGTCCCTGTTGATCCGACAAAGGAAGTCTACGCATGGGTTCACCATGAAAAAGACACCAGTTTTAATATTACGCCTACGCTATCAATCGTTGACTCTGGAAGCGATGAACTATATGCATCAATGGCGCTGAGTACTACAGAAGTAAACGACAATCTGATTATGGATTCAGTAAGAGGTTCTGCTTCTTTATCGAAAAGTAAGGTTACGTTTAAAATGGCGATCGCTAAAGGAGTAAACGTAGATAAGGCTATTACTAAAATACTTGGCTCAGTGGTTTAAGGAGGCGGAACGATGCCAACTACAGCTTATTATTCTAACGATGAGGATTTAGCAAGTGGCAGAAAATACCTTGGTGGAGATGTTAATTACATCAAGTGGACACCCGGGACGAGAATCAAGAAGGGGCAGCTAGGATTAGGTGGCAACGCTGTAATTCCAAACTCTGCTTATTATGGCGGTCAAGCATTGGGCGGGTACGATGCAGAAGGAACAGCTAATGAAATACAGAAATACCAAGGATTGAACAACGCAACAGCAACGGCGAATCTTCAATATGCTCCACAGATTAACCCTATTAGTTCTAAGATTCAAGGGATACAGGCTTCGATGGCTGATGCTGCACGACAAGCAGAAGCGCAAAGATTAGCGGCGAATAACCTATCCTTGGACAATGTTAATCAAATTAGAAGACTACAGGATAGCAACAGGGGACGCACGAATGAGACGATGAATACTCGTGGTTTAATGAATTCTGGCATAAATGATTATGCTCAAGGTCAGATTAATGCCGCCGAGGGTGCAGGGTTACGGAATAACCAAGCTCAGTTATCTCAGACGCTCAAGGGTATTCAGGATTGGTTGAGTGGCGTGCAACAGACCGGACAGGGCAATGTTGCTGACTTAGAGTCTCAAAAGGCCGGATTGTTGGCACAGGTTCCACAGTTGGCACAGAGTATTTATGATAAGCAACAAAGTGACGCTGCGGCTGCAAAATTTGAGCAAGATCAAGCTATAGCCAAGTTAATGGGCATTTATCAAGGTGCCCCAACGTTGGCTGGTCAGGAATTTACTAGAGCTGGACAACAAGCTGATAGGACTTTTGGACTACAAGAAGGAGAGTTACTTGGTAACTATCAAGGACTTCCAACTTTAGGAAGAGAGAGGATGAATCAGGATGTTAATCAGTTCTATCAAAAACAGGCGCAAGATGAAAGTCAATTTGGACGCTCTAATGCAATAGCACAACAAAGGGCTAATTATGATACAGAAGTCTCAACTGGTGGTGGAATTGTTAGTGGTGGAAGTATGCCTAAGGAATATAGTGCGTGGGTAAATGATGCTGCTACACAAAACGGTATCCCCCCTGCTATTCTCGCAGGACTTATTGAGGCAGAATCTAGTTGGAATCCAACTGCAGTTAATAAGACTTCGGGCGCAACAGGATTAGGGCAATTCCTAAAGACTACAGGCGACGAAGAAGGCGTTAACAGAACGGATGCTAAATCATCTATTTATGGCGCTGCTGCTTATCTTGCAAAACGCATACAGCAAGCAGGTTCGTTAGAGGGCGGAGTAAAAGGCTACGGAGAGGGCACAGATGAATATCTCCAAAGGGTGCTGGCTAAGGCTAAGAATTATACAGTGAGTCAAGGAACTGCGGTTAAGTCTGACAAAAAAACTGACTCCGAGAGAACTAGGGCAGCAACCGCAGACGCGATTACGGCAATTCAACGCGATGCCCCTAACATGACAAGGGCTGAATTTGAGAACGCTATGAATAGTATAAAAGCCCAGTTTATTAATGATGGCGTTGATCTAAGAACGGTTCAAGATGTCATTGATAGCGTGAAAACAAAAGATGAATTAGAGGCAGAACAACAAACGGTTAATACGGAAGATAAGCCATGGTGGAGTAAGTTGTTGGGGGGATAACGTATGGGTTACGATTTAATCAGTGCTGGTAAAAAGAAAACTAATACTAGCAACGGATATGACTTGATGCAGTATGTTAAGCAACCTCCGGCAACTACACAGCCTGAGTTCTACGAAAATGCCACTCCTGACTATACGAAATATCTGACTACTTCACATGCCGTTAGTTCGCCTGTTGTTCAACCTACTCAGCCCTCAACGTGGGATCAAGTAAAAGCGGGAGACATTAAGGGTATACTTAATCAAGTAGGATTAGGTTTATCTCAAGGACTAGCCAATACCGGGGCAGCAAAGCAGAATGTAGACATTGCTAATATGCTGACGAATAATCCATTACCGGGTATGGCTGATATAGGTAGGCAACAACTAGCTGGGATACAAACTAATCAGGAATATTTAAAAGCGAATCCCGCCGAGTCTCTTCCTGCAATTATTGGGAAAGAAATTCCTAGCTTGCCTTTGTGGATGGCTGGTGAGGGAGCAGTTGGTGCGTTGGGCAAGGGTATAGGTAAATTGTTCCCCTCTGTTATTCCGGCTGCCGAGAAGGTTGGTTCTAGGATTCCTAGTTTTATCAAGGGTGGTTTGACTGACGCGGCGGCTTACGGCGGAGTAGTAGCACCTACGCAGAATATCCAAGAAGGCGGTAGTATTCGGGATCTTCTTGAGCGAGAGAAGCAGATTCCGAACATTGCATTAGGTGGTGTAGCCGCAAGGGGAGCGTTTAAAGGAATAGGTGAAGGGGCTAAACTTGGTAAAGATGTACTTGGAGAAGGTGGTTCACTCAAGCAAGCATTGGAATTAAGGAAGCTTAATATTCCTGAAATAAAGTCTAATCCTCTTGAGGATGTGCAAAACGCTTACAAAACAACTTTTTCTCTTCAAGATATTAAATCTGCCAATCCTGTCAATCGTTCGGTTCAGCGCGGGACAGAGTTAGGAACATTGAGGGTTAGTGATAGGATTACCCCTCAATATAAAGCTAGGCAATCTGA